GCTTAACTGGCACTAACGTAGTTGCAGTCGCACTTACAGGACGAGTACCATGTATGGTAATTGGCCCAGTACATAAGGGTGACATGATGGTTAGCGCAGGTTTTGGTTATGCGAAAGCCAGTGCAAACCCAGCAGTCGGTTCGGTTGTTGGTAAAGCACTTGAGAACTTTGATGGCGACAAAGGCGTTATCGAAGTTGTTGTTGGTAGAGTATAATCTCAAAGCAACCTCAAACTATAAAGGGACACTTCGGTGTCCCTTTATTTTTGGCTAAATAGTATATAATTGGAAGATTTTAATGGCACTAACTAGACCTAAACTATCGCAACTTGATTCTAGCAGTTCAGTTTTTACTGATCCGTTGTTGGTATTACACCAAGGCGCAACAGCCGCTAATATTGACGTTGGTTTCTTGTTTAATAGAGCAAACGGGCTAGTTAGTAACGTTGCTCTATACTGGAGCGAAACTGACAAAGCATTCTACACCACATATACAAATTCAGGTGGTACTACAGACGCAAACCTTGTTCCTACTACCTATGCAAACTTAGTTACTAATAATTTAACAGCAAACAGTATTAACACCTTAACTGATGTTACTATTACAGGTAACTTAACAGTTAACGGAGCCACTACTACACTTAGCGCAACTAACAGCGTTGTTGCTGATAGTTTAATGGAATTAAACACAGGTGCTGGTAGTAATGCAAACGATTTAGGTTTTATATTTGAACGTGGATCAACAGGTGACAATGCCGCAATCATTTGGGACGAGTCAGCAGATGCTTTTGTACTAGGTACAACTACAGCAACAGGTGCTAGTACAGGTGACTTAACTGTTACAGCAGGTGCATTAGGTATTGGATCACTTACACTAGGTGGTACAGCAGTAACAAGTACAGCCGCAGAATTAAACATACTTGACGGTGTTACTGCTACTACAGCAGAGATCAATTATTTAGGTGGTGTAACATCAGCAATACAAACACAGATAGATAACATAAGTTCAGACTTTTATATTGCGGCTGACAACGGATCCAATGATACATTTACTACTGGACAAACACTTACGTTTACTGGTAACACCGGTATAAACACAACAGTAGCAAACAATCAAGTATTCATTGCACATGATACTGGTGTTATTGCTACATTAACAGACGCACAAACACTTACAAACAAAACAATAACGTCTCCAACTATTAATACACCAAGTATTAGTGGTAATATTACACTAGCAGGTAATGTGTTACCAAACTTAAACGAAGTATATAGTTTAGGTACAGCAGATAACAGATTTGCCACACTATTTGTTGCTAACAGCACAATTTATTTAGGTGATAGCGCACTTAGTTTAATTGGTGGCACACTGTATGTTGATGGTACACCGGTTACTGGCGCAGGAGATGCTTGGCCTGGTTATGACGGCAATTACGATTTAGCAAAAGCACTAGCACAAACTGATTCAGAAACGCCGTTTGAGGAAGGTGGTACAGATGCATTTGGTGTGAGCACTTCTCTAGTATTCGATAACATGGAACCTGCAGGGTCAACAGTCACGTTTGATTATGCTGATAGTTACAGCAGTGGTATAAAAGACAACTCAGCTGAAGCATACTTAGGTGCATAAATAGTAAAATAGAGGAAGAATTATAGATGCCTACCGTACTACAACTTAGAAGAGGAACAACATCACAGAATAATGCGTTTACTGGTTCTGCTGGTGAACTTACATTCAACACTACTACTGGTTCGGTAAGAGCGCACGATGGTACTACTGCTGGTGGTACTGAAATGATGAAAGCCGATGGTTCAAATTCAGGATCATCAATTAATTTTGCAGGTGATATACACACAAGTGCGCAGGGCGATGTAAGATTCTTAGATTCTGATAAAAGTAACTTTGTAGCATTTCAAGCACCAGGTACAATATCAGCAAACGTTACTTGGACACTACCTGGTGCTGATGCTGGTGTAAGCGGATATGCTTTAGTAAGTGATGCCGCAGGTACACTAAGTTGGGCCGCGGCGGGTGCAACAATTAGTCAAGACGAAGCAACAAATACTAATTTTAATTTATATTTTGCTTCGACTACCAGTGGTGCATTAACCACAGTAAAATATGATACTGGTGTACACTATAATCCAAGCACAGGTACATTAACATCAAGTGTTGTTGACGCCACAACGCTTAAAATTGGTAGTACAGCAGTTACAGCAACAGCGACAGAACTTAATTATGTAGACGGCGTAACATCGGCGATACAAACACAACTGGATGCAAAAGCACCACTGGAAAGCCCTGCATTGACAGGCACCGCTACCGCTGTTAACCTAACACTTAGTGGTGATTTAACAGTTAATGGTACAACTACAACGGTTAACTCAACAAACACCGTAGTAAGTGATAATTTATTAGAGTTAAATAATGGCGCGACATCAAATGCTAATGATAGTGGTATTGTTATTGAACGTGGCTCAACTGGCGACAACGCAATTATTGCTTGGGATGAGTCAGCTGATAAGTTCACAATGGGAACAACTACAGCAACAGGTGCAAGTACAGGTGACTTAACTATTACAGCAGGTACACTAGTTCTAAATACAGTTGAATCTGCAACTGGTACATTTAGTAGTAACGTTAGCGCATCACACATAAATGTAACCAATTCAGTACAAGCCACAACACTTAATGCCCCAACACATACAGGTACAACTGGTACATTTAGTGGTAATGTAACTGCCGCTTATTTCTCAGGTACAGCAACACAGGCAATATATGCTGACTTGGCAGAGAACTACGAAGCAGATGATAATTATGCACCAGGAACAGTTTTAATATTTGGTGGTGAAGCAGAAGTAACAATCGCAACTGCGTCACACGATACACGAGTAGCAGGTATTGTTAGTACAAACCCTGCGTACTTAATGAATAAAGAAAATGGTAACACTACTATAGGATTAACAGGTCGTGTTCCATGTCAAGTAAAAGGTCCTGTTGATAAAGGAACACTATTAGTAACAAGCGAAACACCGGGTGTTGCTCAAGCATTAAACGACGCATACTACAAACCAGGATGTGTGATTGGTAAGAGTATGGGCAAAATAGATAACTCTAGCATAGAAGTTATTGAAGTTGCTGTAGGTCGATTCTAAAATACATGGGTGCAAAGCATTTAAACCAAAACACAATAAATACAAATATTAGCGGAGATCACCCATGATTGATATTAAAACAATGTACAGATCCACATACGTAGGTGAAGATATTACATCTACAGCCACTTACGAAAATGGCGTCTGGTCATACGAAACAGACAGAATTACAAACTCATTAAGCAACGACCGTTCTGGTAAAATTGCAGTGGTTGTTGGTAATGGACCTTCGAGACGTGTTTGGGACAGAGACTATGGCGGTTTAAACAAAATTAGAAGAAATCCTTTATTACAAATTTACGGTTGTAATGCAGGCTACAGAGATTTCAAGTACGACTACCTAGTAGTAACAGGTACAAAAGTTGCCGCAGAAATTGCAACCACAAGCTACCCAGATGGAACAGTTTGCTATGCTAACATTGAAAGTATTTTAAACCACCCAGGTAAGTATCACCTAGTACCACAAAATCCACGTTGGGATGCAGGTTCAATGGCCGCATACCTAGCCGCATTTGATGGACACGCAAAAGTTTATCTATTAGGATTTGATGGCATTGACACACCTGGTTACAACATGAACTACTATGCTGGTACCAACGGTTACAACCCAACCGGTGACAGCGCCGCTAGTGATGTGTTCTGGGGTAAAGCAATGGGTCAAGTTTTTGCTAAGTATCCACTCGTAGACTTTGTTTGTGTTAATGAAACAGGCAAAGGTTATATGCCACTACCATATCGTGTAGCTTCAAACTTACGTAGAGTTAGTTATTTTGGTATGGTACAAGAGTGTGATTTATTTCGATAGACTCAAACGTTTTAATCTTATCTAGTATTACTTCAAAACTAAATGTTCGCCACACACCCGGATGCAGAGGCTTCGGGTGGTCGGCGATCGTTGTCCAAGCATACCCTCTATGCTCATCATTTAATGTAGGAACAAACTCACTATCTACAGGAACAAGATAAGTGTGGTATTCAAATTGATTTTTTTCGTTAGTAAACTTTTCTAACGGTATAACTTTTTCAACAGTTACAGTACCAATCTCTTCAGATATTTCTCGTAACAGTGCAGTATGCGGAGACTCACCTTCTTCTACACGCCCGCCAACTAAACCCCAATGACCAGCATGACGCTTATGATTGCGTAGTAAAAAAAGATATCTATGTGTTTGTTTACTGTATATTAAAGCACCACAGCCTATATAGCCAGACTCCACTCACCACCTCGATATAAACCTTCAACGCTCTTGACCCAGTCAGTGCCGGTCCAGCGATATTGAACACCAGTATTTGTGTTTGTTAGATACTCTGTATCTGTGTTATTACTTGAATCAAATACAACGACCCAGTTTGCGCCATCGTATTCTATAATATCATTTGCATTTGCTACAACTTCTCCCCACACACTATAATTTTCATTGCTATCTGCACCAATGCTGTCTGTCAACAAATATCTTGCACCAGTAGCAGGTGTTAGTATACTGCTATCAACCTTAACATTAATAGGATTGATAATAGCAGTAACAGCAGTTAGTGTATTCAGCGGAAGTGTATCTTCTGTTGGAGTGAATAATAGTATAGTTGGGTCTGTTGGATGATATGTGATCTGTCCAATCAGCTCGTTGCCTGTAGCAAGTTCTAATCTTATTTCTGTTGTACCTGTTACTAGTGTACCATATACCTCAATAAGTGCTTGCCAAGTTTCCTTAGCAGGAGCAACTTTTGTTATAACTCCTGTTTCATTAACAACTTCTTGTGGCTTAACAAGTTTAAGTTGGTTTCCGGTATAATAGATACCATAATCCATAGGGGTAACTTTAACACGAGCAACGAGATTACTTAATATAGTATCCTCACTAAACTCACCTTGTTCATCATATACACTAGCAATAAATTTTTGTATTACTCCAAGACGCTTGACTTTAGCAGGACTAGTTATCCATATAGGCATCTCAAACGTTAGACTAGCAATATCTATACTTTCGTCTGCTCCCATAGGAACTGTTCTTGAACTCCAGGAAACATCAGTCAACTGAACAAAGGTTAAACTTGTCCAGTCAACGTAGTTATCAGTTGACTGTATTTCAAAACTTGGATTAAACAGTGTAGCAATCTGTTCAATTATTTGCATTTTTTGTTCGGTATTACTAGACCATATATCTAGTTTAATCTGTAACTTGTAAGGAACAGGCATTAACCTTTCGACTGTGTAGCTATCGCCGTGTTGATTAGTATAGGTGCCTGTTTCGGCATCAAAATGTCTTTCTCTAAGATTTATTCTACCAACGTGTGTTGGATCTTGCATCCTATTCTGTTCGTATGTGAGCGCACTAATATATGCACTCATAGCAGGAACAGCATTTAATGCGTTTTCTGAATTTTGACGTAATATAGTTGCGGCTTGTCTGCTTTGATCACCGTAATAAATTGGTACTTGTTGTAGTGTACGCACACCGTCGGCGTTTTTACCAAATTCAACTTGGAAGCCTGTTAAGATACGCATAAACTGAACTAGGAATCTGCGTATTTGTCCGTCGTAGAAAAATTGTTGTGCCATTAATTATCTGCCTTAATTTTTAGTGCATCACTAAGACTTTGTCGTACACTAACGTTGCCTGAATTGTTTGTGTATGTTTCAGTGTTATTTACAAAACCGCTACGTTGTGTTGTATTATCTGCACCTGGTGTTAGTGTAGTCTTAACATTA